TCTAAGTTCTATGTCGGGAAACTTCCTGTTGGTGCTGTTGTGTTGTTCTCGGTCATCTGGCCGATAATTTCGTCCGCCCCCGAAGCGGGTGGTACTGTTATGAGTAACGCTGTAACAGGTTCACTTGGTAATGCAGCCGACCCTGACCTTTTTGGTGACGCTACTACATTAGCTTCAGCACTACCGCAGGTTATCGAGCCTTGTCCCGATGGGATAATTTATACATCCACTCTGGATTTTGCGCTTCGGGTTGAAACGACTGTTATTTTTACAACTGTTGCTGACGAAGCCCTGACAAGCACCGAAGGTATAGCAGTCAAAATCTTTTACACAATGGCAGGTAGAACCTACTAAGAAAGGAGTATTATTATGGCTACGGCAACTTATGCTGGAACTAACTACGCCCTAAAAGTTACTCAGAAAGTAGGTACATGGCCTGTTGCTGCTCATTGCAATAGTGCCAGAGTCTATTGTATGTCTGATGAGTGCTATGCTGATGGCATTGGCACTGTGGGTTCTCACTTTTATTTCAATAAAATCCCCGCAGGTTCAGTCCCTCTCATATCAGTTATTTGGCCGATAGATTCGGATGACGTCTCAGTTGGTGGTGATGCTATGGCCGCTGCTGTTACAGGTCAACTTGGTATATTGGCTGTAACAGGTGCAAATGCCCTTGCTGCCGACCCCGACTTATTCGGGGACGTGGCCGCTTTGACTACGGCAACACCACAAGTCATCGAGCCTTGTCCCGATGGGATAATTTATACGACAACTTTAGACTTTGCACTTACGACAGAAAAGACTCCTGTTATGTTGACAGCAGCACAATCGACAGCAGATACCGAAGGTGTAGCGCTTAAAATGCTTTACACTATGGGCGGTAGAACTTTTTAGGAGATAGAACGTGGACAGACCCTATTCTAAGTTAGAAAAAGTTGAAGTACCGAAAATATTTTTGGCGACTCCCATGCACAAAGATTCAAGGATTCACGGAGAAACTGCTACTTATTGTTCTTTTGTATCTGGATTTCCCAATGTCCAATGGGGATATACCAGCACGAACAGTCCTGAGATGTCGCGTAATACGTTAATCGAAGACCATCAACATAACGTAGAGGCTGACGAATGGACGCATATATATTTCATAGATACAGACGTGGTTCCTCAGATACATTGTCTTGGCAATTTGCTTGCGCTTGACGCAGATGTATGCACTGGATTGTACCCGTTATATCTTTTGAAGGATGGCTTTGTGTGGTCGGTTACGGATATGGATAGAATTTGTTTATCTATGTTCGAACCATTACCGAAAAAACCTTTTGAAACGAGGTCGGCCGGTGCCGGTTGTCTTCTTATAAGACGAGAAGTATTAGAAGATATAGGCTGGCCGTATTTCAAGATGGAATATCAACCAAAGTGGGAGAATGGCGGCAATGCTATTAAGAGTATGGAAGATATGTATTTTTTCGACAAAGTAATAGATGCGGGTTACAAAGTCATAGCAGACCCCAGAGAAGTCTGCAAGCACTATAATTCTATAGATTTGTTAGGTGCGTTTAGGAGTACACAAAGAATAGGGTAACTGTCCAGGTTCATCGGACGGGGGGCTTAACCGCCCCCTGTCACCCTTTTTAAGGAGTTATTATGGCTCTATCAGATGCCGAGGTGGTAACACAAAGGTTTTGTAGTAAATGTAACCAGTCCAAAAGTGCGGAACTGTTTAGTGGTACTAATAAGACTTGTAAAGATTGTGCAAAAAGAAACAGGCGTTATCGAGTTTGTCATAATTGCAATGTTGGTCTTGGCCATTTCAAGAACGATATTGCATTAGTTAAAAATGTAATAAAGTATTTAGAAATGGCAGGTGAATAATGGCCTTGACTGATGCCGAAGTGATTTATAATAAAGCACTGGGCTTAATCGGTGAATATAAAATCACCGAAGGAGATATTACCTCAAAACAGGCTGTTCTTTGCATAAGATATTACACGGACGCCAGAGATGAGACGCTTTCCGCTCATCCTTGGAACTTTGCCAAGGAACGCGTGATTCTCTATGAATACACTGACCGACCTATTTTTGGTTACGACCGCAAATACGCTAAGCCTTCTGATTGCCTCAGAGTTTTATCGGTAGATGATTCTTTAGGTTCTGATGTTAGCCGTAAACAAGCGGGCATACCTGCGTGGGAAGTGGAAGGCGATTATATACTTTCAGATGCAGGCGCTACACCGCCTTCGTGGAGTTCAGATAAGGACTATTATGCTGGTCAATTCTTTTCTTATGATGACATAACTTATGAGGTACTTGTAACTCACACTTCCGATACAACAGGTGCCGACTCCGATGCCCAGATAGCTGTTGATGTAGCTGCCGCTAACATAGAGTCCAAAGGTGGCGATTATCGAATAGTTTACGTCGAATATATTTGGCAGGAAGATGATATTGACAACTGGTCTCGCAAGGCGGTTTATGCCCTTTCAGTTAATCTTGCAAGTAAGATTATAACCGGCTTGACTAATGATACAAAGGGCAAAGTTGATTTAATCAATGAGTTTAATAGTTTGGTAATGCCGCAGGCGCGCTCGATAGATGGCGCTGAAGGCAAACCCAGACCTATCTCTACGTCTGAATGGCTTAGAGCGAGACGATTTGGTGGCGGAGGTTATTACGTAGTATGATTCAAGGTTCTGAACAAACTTCTATTACGAGTTACAGACTTGTTTTTACGGGAACAGGTTCAGATACTTTCCCTACTGCTTTTCCTCTCGGCATTACCTCCGGTGATATTGACCTTCATGCGCCGGAATGGGGCGGCAAGGGAACGGAAACTAAATCCAACAGGCTTTGTATGTTATTTGTTGCAGACCAGGCTGGAGCTGCGACTATCGGATTGACGGGAGTTTGTGAAGGCGGATGCGAGGAGCCTATTGCGTCCCTTGTTCTTACGGTAGGGGGTACGGTCGAATCAGGTACGAATAGATGGGCGGACGATATAGCTTTAACGTCATATCATCTTGCCGAGAGCGCTATTCTTGTAGCAGACGAGGGCAATAATCAACCGACCAAGTTCGGCTTTGATGCTATCGGTTATCGGTATATAACTTTCTATTCACATACGTTTACAAATATTACTTGGGTCAAAGTGTATTGTCGATATTTTTAGGAGATAAATTATGGCAAAGAAATTATCAACAGGATGGTCGGTTTTTTACACAATAGCAGATGTAGCAGGTACGCCGGATACTACTTACATCGCTGCTACTGGCTCATGGGCTACGGGTGCTTATGGTAGTAGCACAGCCCATGCTGACTCTATTGACTTATATAAGATTGTCGGAGCCGGAGGGAATTTAGACACTACGTTTATGGAGTTTATTTTTTCTGTTTCCGGTACAGGCGATGGCAAGACGACTGTTTTTGAATTGTATGCTTCTATGGGCGAATCAGGGCCGAGGCAAGCTATCACTTCTTTGGCTCTTGTAGGTGGTACTGCTCAGGTTGTTGCCGGTGCTGCGGGAGTTACCTGGTGTGACTCTGCGACAGTTACTAATTACCGAGGTGGTGGTAATGCCGAAAGTAATGTAGTTATTCTTAATGACCACGCCGCTAATAACGTAGTAAGTATTACTGTTCCTGTCTTGGGAATGCGTCATTGGGAAGGACTCTTTACTGGGGCAGGCTCAACGGCAACGATTTGCACAGCTTATTATAGGTTATTTACGAAATAATGACTAATTCTGGACAATTTCAAAAAGGCCAAAAGCCGTTTTATAAAAAGGTGAAATAAAATTTTACTGAAAAGTATTAAAACGTCATATAACGCCGGCGAGTTATCATATATGGATGGCCGTACCGATATTAACAAATATTACAACGGCTGTTCTAAACTCATTAACGCTCTTGTTCTGCCTCACGGCGGGTTCACTAAGCGCCCTGGCACAGAATATATCGCTACCGCCGCCAATCGTGCCAATCTTATACCCTTTGAGTTCTCCGTAGATGATACGCTTGTTCTTGAGTTTAGTAATTTATTAACAAGATTTTACAAAGACCAGGATATAGTAAACGGTAATGTTGGCACTGAAGATTTATCTGGTGTAGATGATGGCGCGCTTGTAGCTCATTGGTTGTTGAATGAAAGCGAAGGGGTTACTGTTGTAAATGATGACAATGCTGGTACTTATGACGGCACGGCAACGGTAGATTGTGGTACACTTAACGCAACAGGAAAAGTAGGTTCTGGCTGTTTTGATTTGGACGGTCAATATACAGTTGAAATAGCTGATGCTGCCGTATTTAGTTTTACAGATAATTCGGATGATTCAGCTTTTAGTCTTGCTTGCTGGGCGAATGTAACAACTAAAGGCGGTCTTCAAGTTCTTCTATCGAAATGGCGTGATGCCTCAACAACAAGTGAATGGCGGTTCAGTTTAACCAACGATAGAAAATTACAACTACATTTAGCTGATACAAGTACAACATTAGAAAGTAATAGAGTCGCTCAGTGGTTTTTGAATGATAATGCTGCAAACACAGCAGTCGATGATGCTGTAGCCTTCGTTCCCCACGATGGTGTAGCTACAGCCAATACGAGTACTTTGAACGCAACGGGTCAAATAAATGATTGTTTCGATTTTGATGGTCAATATGCGGTTGAGGTGGCCGACCACGCTGCATTGAGTTTTGATGATTCAGGGGATAATCCGTTTAGTTTAGCAGCTTGGATTTATGTAACGGCAGATGCCAGTTATCAACGAATTATATCTAAACGAAATACGACCACAGACAGAGAGTGGAGTTTTCATTTAACAGATTCTCAAAAATTAAGGCTTTTGCTGACAGACGAGACTAATAATGTTGATGTTTACTTGACTTCTAACGATGCTTTAAGTAATGGTTGGCATTTCGTGGTTGGGACTTATAATAGTGTAGGCGGAGCTACGGCTGCAAACGGTATGACACTATATGCTGACAATGTTGCATTAGATGCTACTGCTGTAAACCATGCAAGTTATGTTCAAATGCGAGCTGGCGATACGAAGGTTGTAATTGGAGCACAATACACTGGTGGGGTTTTGTCCCATTATTTTGTCGACAAGATTGACCATGTAACACTATTCGATATAGAGCTTACGCCATCAAATGTTTCTACTTTATGGAATGATGGCAATGGCTTGGAAACTACGGTAGCTACAATAATTTCTATCGTATCGGACGATGCCTTTCCTATTGGTTGGCACTTTTTTGGTTGTACTTATAGTGCTCCTGCCGATGAGACTACGGCTGCTGACGGAGTGATTTTGTATGTTGATGGCATTGCGGTAGATTCCACCGCCGCCAACGATGCGGATTATACTGCAATGCAAAATGGAGCAGAAGAAGTTCGTATCGGCTCACAACGAAATTCAGGAGATACTGCAAATGAAAACTTCTGGGAAGATGAGATAGATGAGGTATCTGTATTCAGTGATGTCTTGACTCCTACAGAAGTCGCAAGTCTTATCTCTACAGCGCCTTATAGCATAGTTTCTCCGTACACTTCTGCCGAAGCGTTTGAGATTCACGTTACCCAATCCGCCGATGTAATGTATATCGCCCACGAAGACCATCACCCCAAAAAATTGTCAAGATTTGACGATTTGGACTGGACTATCGAAGATGTGGATTTTACAGGCGGGCCGTTTCTTGACGAAAATATCACCGCTGCTTCTCTGGTTGGTTTTGCAAGACTGGGTGGTACGGCAAGAAGTGAGTATTATTTCCCTACCGGAGCGACTGGAACATTAACGGCTTCTGGAACTGGCAATCAGCCGTTCAATTCCAATATGGTAGGGGCTTTGTGATTGGTGAAGCATACGAGAGATAACGATAATGATACAGACACTTTTGCCAAAGACACTAATGTAGTTCCTACACTAACAACTTACGCCTCTGGTGCTATTTTTATTAAAGGCAATGCAACTGCAACTTTTGGGACTTTTGCCGCTGGTGATATGGCGCAACTCTGGCGTAAGGAAGGTAATGGTAATTGGCAGACTTATCGTTCGTTTCGAGCGGCGTCAGCTTTTTCGTGGACAGAAGATGAAGACGATGTTCTTTATGCTATGACTCGTTCTGTTAATACAGTCGTAGGTACTCTTACTGCAAAGAATCAGGTTAATCGTGGTGTAGTAAAGATAATAGGCTTTACCAGTGCGACCGTTGTAACCGTAGAGGTTGTAGATAAGGTTTTAAGCAATAATTCAGATGATACTGCTGTTACAACTCCTTTATGGGCAGAAGGGGCGTGGTCTGATTACAGGGGCTATCCGAGAACGGTTACATTCTTTGAGGATAGATTATGGTGGGCTTCGAGTACGAATAACCCCGATACGTTATGGTCTTCCAAGAGTGGCGATTATGAGAATATAGAATATACTAATCTTGGAGTTGACGATGATGCTATCACAGCGTCGATAAACGATAATGAAGTCTCTCAAATTCAGTGGATGCAGGCAAGACAGGTAATGGCGGTGGGGGCGGCTAATAAAGAGTACAGATTTGGCGCAGCTAATATAGATGATCCTGTAACACCATCCGACAGAAAGGCAATTCCGCAGACTGGTTTTGGTAGTGGTGATATTCAGCCAGTAATTCTTAACGATACGATTTTCTTTTTCCAAAGGAATGGAAAGAAATTAGGGGCTATGAAATTCGATGCCATTACCGAAAACTTTAGCGTTGATGATGCCACGCTTCTTGCCTATAAGTTGTTTGATTCAGCCCCTACGAATATGGCTGTTCAAAGAGTTCCCGATTCTCTTATATGGACGGTCAGGACTGATGGTATACTGCCGACATTTACTTATGAGCCGGAAGAGGAAGTCTCCGGCTGGGCAAGGCAGATATTCGGCAATTCGGCAGCGGTGGAAACGCCGACCGGTTACGTGGAATCCATAGCGGTAATTCACGGCACAGCCGAAGATGAAGTTTGGGCTTGCATACGCAGAGTAATCAATACGGTTACCGTTTATTACATTGAGAAATTCAAGGCAAGAGATTGGGGCAGCGATATAGAGGATGCCTGCTATGTTGATTCTGCTTATACTTACGATGGGGATGCTACTGAATATATAGATTCAGGAATAGACCATCTCGTAGGCGAAACTGTTTCCGTATTTGCGGACGGTGAAGTTTTTGACGATGCTGTTGTAAATGCCAATGGCTATATTGACCTAAAGAAATCCACAGTTACTACGGAAGCATCTGTTGTCCAAGTCGGCCTTCCATATACGATGAAGGTAAGGACTATGAGGCTTGCCGTACCGCCTCCCAACACTCTCCAGTCGAGAATAAAGCGTATTCATAGAACTGTCGTAAGGTACATCAGGTCTTTGCTTGGCTCGGCGGGTCAGGAATATGGTGGCACTGAATATCTTGGAGATATAGAAGCTACTTATAGTACGAGTTCCGCCGATACACCGAGGGACAATAGATTAACTTCAGGTGGATTCAGCGAAGATGCCTATACGATTATTGTTTCTGATGACCCCGTGCCTTTTACTTGCCTTGCTACAATTATAGATGTCGAAATATGAAAAATTGGAAACTAATTAAATGTATTTACGATGAGATAGGGATGAGGTGTGATGAGATACAAGACCCTGAAGAATTTGCTGATAATGTTAAAAATGGCAAGTATGTTAGTTGGTGTGTAGTGACAATTATGGATTTGAAGGGACGTAAAATTACACGAATAGAACTTGAAGGCCCAAAAGAAAATTTGGAATTTGTGCTTAAGGTTATAAATGATAATCCTAAAGAAATATGAAATAGAAGATTGGGTAAAGATAGACGATGCAGTGGAACCACTTGTGTATATGGAATCTTCCGATGATTTTAACGAGGTAGTCCAACGAGGAATTGCCGTAACCGCAATCGAGGATGGCGTTGTAATGTCTTGTGGCGGTATAGCTTATGTGAACGAGAAAGAAGGTATAGTTTGGGTTAGAGTTAGCAGGAAATGTCTTAGGCAATCTTTCAGGTGGGCAAGGACAATATTGGAAGCGTTTAGGATTATGACGGACTCTATAGGCGATTTGCACATATCGACTTATGTTCTTGGCGATTTTCCCAAAGGCGATAAGTTAGCAAGAATGATAGGTCTTTATAAGACTGGTGAGACCGAAAGATATAAGCGTAACACATATTACAAATATACGGCGGTGGCTTAATGGGTATGGCAGCAGCATTGATAATAGCAGGTGGCGGTTTACAAGCTGCAAGTGCAATACAGCAAGGTAGAATCGCCAGGGCGCAGGGAAAGTTCGAGGAAGATGTTGCGCTACGAAATCAGCAGGCTCTTGAACGTCAGAGAAAAGCGGAAATCGAAGCGGCGGGCGTAGAGGAAGCCAGAATTACCCGCAAGGAAAAGATAGTCAAAGCGCAGCAGAGGGCGGCTATTGGAAAAACAGGTGTAGGCTTGGCCGGAGCGACTTTGGCTGTTCTTACCGATACGGCATATCAGTTTTCTATGGAAAGAAATTTAGCATTGAGAAGAGGGATGATTAGGGGACGTGAACTTAGAGAGAGGGGCAAGATACTTTACGCACAAGGCAGATGGGCAAAGACAGTGGGAACGCAGGCTAAAAGGCTTTCTTATGTTAAGGCTGGTGCTTCGATTCTTGGTGCTGTTGGTACGGCGGGATTATTGAAGACCCCAACAACAGGTGCAACAGGCCAAAGAACATTTGCTTGGAGCGGATATAAACCAACTCAAGCTAGAACAACACCATTTAGGGGACTTTAAGTGGCGCGCGTAGAACGAATTACTTCGACAACACCTGTTCCGGTCGAGCAGGCGCAACTAATAGACCCGTCAGCGTTTAGATTTAGCAATATATCCGCAGAGGTAATGGGGCAAGTGGGTGGAACTCTCTTTGAGCTTGGTAAGCGAGAACTTGAAGCCAAGAACTCGTTAGCGGTAACTGCTGCGGTGGAATCGAGAAGACTTGCCAAATTGAAAATGGAGGAGTTTATAAAGAACAATCCCGACCCTGATACTTGGTCGAAGGGTGCGTTCGATATTATCAACGAGCAGAGTGCAACTTTTTCGCAACAAAAATTTAATTCCAAGACACTGGAAGAACAAGAGATTGAGCAAGATGCTTTCAAAGACCAGTTAAATATGGAGGTAGGCATTGCGGCGGTTGCCCAGAATATTGAGAACGCCATTGTTACCAGCGGCAAGAACGTGATAGATGCAATGTCAACAGATGACGGCACGCCGGAAGCTGCGGACGAGATTGATAAACAGATAAAATTATATCAGGAAGACCTTGAAAGAAAATACACCAAGGAAGTAGCCGCTATACATTTAGAAGAGACTTTGAAGCAGGCAAAGAAAGCATTTTATATAGACCAGAGTAAATTAGACCCTGATACTACTATTTCTAAAATGGAGAAAAAGAAAAAGGCTTTAGGCAAAGCTGGCAAAGACAAAGAAGGTCTTGGTGCAAAAGACTACGATGACATTATAGCTTCGGCATATACAGCTAAGGCATTGGTAAATAAATCCCTTGATACTTTGCAGGAAACCGATAGAGACAAATTAGGTCAGGCTCTTCACGATGGCACAATAGATTACACTATGATAAATAGTACGTCTCTTGACGAAAAAGAGCAGGAATCATTTCGTGTCAAAATGAACGCTGAGGCTGAACGGAAAGCTAAGGGCGTAGTAATAGAAACTAACGAAACAGTCAAAGGCAGGCTCGAATCAATGGCTTATGATATATCAACTGGCGCTATAACAGTACCGGAATTTCGTACAAGATTAACGGAAGAGCGATATACAAATAAAACAATAGACGATGATGTTTACGATGAATTATTTAGTCTTGCCGAAAGGAAATTTGAGAGCTATCAAGCTGGAGCAATGAAAGAGCGAGAGGTATTTGCTTTAGGTCAACTTGTAACTTTGCCAAGCGAAGAGGCATTTGCTGAAATGCTAACTCGATTAACGTCTAAGTTTGATAAAGAGCAAGCTCAAACTCTTAGACAGTTACAGTTTGACAATCTCGACCAATATAAGAAGGCATTAAGGGATTGGCTTAAAGTAAACAAGGACGCTAACGCCGATGAGATATATATAGAAGGCCGAAGATTGCTTACTCAATATCGCAAGACTCCCGACCAGTTAAGAAACGAAGGCAAGCCAAAGATTGAGCCATTATCGAAAGAGCAAAGAGAAAAGATGGGTCGTGGGATACAGGAAGCGTTAGCTGGTGGATTTACAGGACAACCCAAAAAAGTAACAAAGTTCACCTTTTCTCTATCTGCTCTAAATCAAGCATATAAAAATCTTCCGCCAGAAAAGAAATATCTATTTGAGGCGGCGTGGAAAAAAGCGAAAGCGGCAGGAGCTACACAAGAGGAGTTTCTTGCAGAGTGGAATAAATAATGCCCGATTGGAAACAAGATGTGCAAAAGATAAAAGGCGGCACGGCGATAGCTGAACCTAATTGGCAAGAGGACTTGGCAGCTATAAAAGAACCGATGTTCCGTACTACACCAAGCGTGTCTTTACTCAATGACCCTAACGATGTAAGCATTAGGGCTAAAGAATCTTTGGAGGTAGCTGACACTTTAGAGCTGCCTTTAATACAAGCCGAGGAAATAGCGGATGCCCTTGATGGTGAGAAGATTGAGAGGCCAGGATTTATCAAGAGGGCTATCTTCGGATTTGTGAACAAGGCTCTCATCCAGCCAGCCAAAAATATATTCAAATTCGGCGGTATCGGAAAGTTGGATATAGACCTTGAAGTATTTGGCGAAATAAGAAGGATAAAAGAAGAGGAAGGGCGAGAGGTTAGTGATGAAGAATTTATAAATATGTACGAAAGGATGAAAGTTAAAGTTGAAAGGAGAACGCAAGCCGCTCTTCCCGCTTTGCAGTTACCACCTGCGAAGGGCGTGGCTGAAAAAGGTCTTGAAATAGCTACGGGATTAGGTGCTTTTGTAAGCAGACTCATACTGGCTCGTAAGTTTGTAGGCGGTAAAGGGATAGGCGCTGAAATAGCTGCTTTTGAAGTAGTCAATCAAGTTGATAACGGCCCGCCTGGGTTGGGGATATTACTTGCCGGTTCTCTTGGTCTTATAGGTAAAGTACCAGCCGCTACGCTTGGCGGCAAGGGATTGAAACTTGCCGGACAGGGTGGGGCGTTAGCTTCTGTTACGGCGATAAGGGGCGGTGAGCCGGAAGATATAGCGGTAGCTTTCTTTCTTCCGTCTATTTTACATACTTTCAATCAATTCCCGAATCTTATCAAGGGCAAGGCTTGGGATATTAAGACCGCTAAAGGCGCAAGGGAACTTGGTATGTTCAAGGGCGTTCCGCTAAAGAATATCAAGCAATGGTCGGCGGCTATGCGGGACGCTGCCAAAGTAAAATTAGGAAATATGACCCCGAAAGCGTGGGGCGCAAAACACGGCAAGAACCTTCAAGACTTTAGTAATAGAATAGGTAAGACTTACGATGATATTGTAACCAGTACGAAATTACCAAGTGCCGAGCAGGTTCGAGAAGGAATTCTGCAAAATTATCTCGCAAAAATACAAAAAGAAGGACTTCGTAAACCAGTTGTGAAGCCCCCCACAGTACCCATTCCAGCCCCAGAGAAGCCTGTGGCTGGACGAAAGGCCGAAATAGCCCCCACAGCCAAGCAACCTTGGGAGATGACATATAAAGAATTTGAAAAAACGTGGGATAAATATACAAAGCCTCAAAATAGAGGTTTAATCCCATTAAAAGAAGGCGAAACAAGACCTTTGCACGGACAAGGTAATGATATATACAGAGGTGGTAAACTTGTAAGCCTTGGCCCAAAAGAAGTATATAAGCGATTGATTGAACAAGCTCCCACAGCCAAGCCAGAGGGTATAGTAAAAGCAAAATATGATAAAGCATCTATACAAAGTGCTACTGAGGCCGTTAAACGTACAAGCCCAAATGAGGATAGATATATCTATGCAACTGCCGAAGGATTTGTAATAGACAAAAATCCGCCAATTGACAAAAACCAATCGTATCGAGTTGTTCATCCAGATTATTCTTACGAGGATGTTCAGCCGTTTGCGGAAGGTGAAGAAGCCAGAATAGCAAGTAGGCGCAAAGTATTACAAGAAAGAGTGAGGCGTGGCGAACCTATACCAGAACCATTATTGCGAGAGTTTAAGGCTGAAAAATGGGCACAAGAAGCTTTAGCCAAGCCAGAGGTAGCTAAAGTAGAGAAGCCAAAACCAAAAATACCGCCATTATCAAAAGAGACTAAGGATATACTTGGCGGCGTTGAGCCTATCAGCCAGATACATAAGGCTTTAAGTGCTGCCAAAGCGGTACGGCCTATTACTGAGGCTGCTAAGAAAGAGGCTATTAGGAAGCGGGTAGGTGCGGCTGCTGGTGCGTTGAGAGAGAATTTAAGGAAGGGTATGCTTGCCGAACAGGCGATACAACTATCGACCGGATTACTCAAAGGGCCGCTTACGGAATATACTCAATTGTATGAATCTATTGAGGACACCCTCGACCCAGAAGTAAAGAATACTGCTCGTCTTATGATAGCTCAACATCCAGACTTGAAATACTTCGAGGTTGTCAATACCGACAAATCGTTTACTAAACTAATTCAAGGTTCGTCTCTTACTCCAAATGAAGCCGCTCAAATTGAGAGAGTATTTGGCAAAGCCTTTGAGGAACAGTTAGCTAAAGTAACGACTAAGAGCGATTTATATGACAGGCTTATTACTTATTGGAAAGCAACTTTGCTTACAGGGCTAAAGACTTCTGGTCTCAATATATTATCCACCGCAGGCCACGCTATGACAGAGACAGCCAAAGACGTTCCTGCCGCACTTATAGATAGTGGTATATATTTGGTTACAGGCGAAAGAAAAGTAGCTTTTACTGTAAAAGGATACCCGACTGGATGGGTAGAAGGTTTAGGTAAGGGCTGGCGATATATGAGGACTGGTTATGACGAAAGGAACGTAGGAGAAAAATACGACTACAAGAAAACTAACTACGGTATGAGTAAGATAGCAAGAACAATACAAGCTATTACAGAGTTTGTGTTTCATTTATTAGGAGCAGAAGACCAGCCTTGGTTTTACGGGGCTTATTCGAGGTCGCTACACAGCCAAGCGATAGCACAGGCAAAGACTAAGAGGTTAAAGGGTAAAGCGAAAAAAGACTTTATAAATAATCTCCAAAAGAACCCAACTGATGAAATGCTGATATGGGCTAAAGAAGATGCCGACACAGCTATTTATACGAACAGAACCAACTTAGGCGATTTGGGCAAGGCTATCCAAAAGGTAAAAGGTGGGGAAATTATTGTGCCGTTTAGCCGAACACCTTCAGCGGTTGCAATGCAAATTATCAATTATTCTCCGGTCGGCGTAGTAAAAGAAATAGCCCACGAAATACACGAAGGCAAATTCAATCAAAGAAAATTCTCACACGCAGCAGGCAGGACGGTAGTAGGTACGGCAGCATTATATCTCGGCGCACAGCTATTCAAAGCAGGGCTGATTGCTCTTGGCTATCCTGATAACGAAAGAGAGCGCAAGTTATGGGAACTTGAAGGACGAAAGCCGAATAGTATTAAGGTAGGAGACGAGTGGCGGGACATACAGGCATTTGGGCCAACTGGTAATCTTTTAGTTATTGGCGGTTATTTCCAACAAGCCTTAGATAGTAAGGGAAGTCCGACCGAAGCTATGATAGAAGCTATGGCCGGTGGTGCTAAGTCGTTTACCGAGCAGACATTTGTACGTGGCGTCAATCTTGCGGTCGATGCCCTTACCGACCCTGAGAGGTCTTTTGAAAGATGGTTTACTTCGATGTCAGGCTCGTTAGTACCTACCATCGTAGCGGATATAGCAAGGGCACAGGACGATAGAGCAAGACGAGCAGTTGGCCCGAAAGAAAGAATCCAGAGCCGGATACCGATTTACCGCAAAGGATTACCACCAAAGATAGATGTATTCGGTCAGGATTTACCGAGATATGGTGGTAATGTTTTCGAGACTATGATTGACCCGACCCGACCATCTAAAATCAGGCAAGATGTAGTAGTAGATGAATTGAGAAGATTATGGGATAAGGACATTAAGGTATCGCCTACTTTGTTAGGAGATAAGGCCGGATATGATATTCTTACAAAAGAGGAGAATACCCAACTATGGCAGAGGGCTGGTGAACTAACGTACAAGGCATTATTTGGTTTAGTGAATGCCGAAGACTATGAAAAGGCTAATGACTTTGCAAAAGGTCAGCTTGTAGAATTTATAACAAGGCAGGCTAAAGCAGCAGCTAAGGCTGAGATTGTCAATATTAAATTGAAGCAAGGCAAAACTGTTCTGAAACTCGCTGAGAGTGGTTTGTTAAGTATCGATAGCTTGGAAGCGTTGAAATATTTTCAAGAATCAGAGAAACCATAAAGGAAAAGGAGAAAGGTATTTCAAGATAAAGAATATAGCAAGACACTTAACGATAATACGAACAAGTTTTTCTAAGGTAAAAAACATAGCAAAGAAAGTCTGGCAGATATTTGTGGGAAAGTCAATAAAATAAATGTTCAGAAATAGCAGAATAGGTAGAGTATTAGTAGATGAAGGTACGGCTCAAGGCCAGATAATGTTCTGGGATGACACTCTTAAAAGGTGGGTTCATACAGAAACTTCGGAACTACTCTGGGACGATGTGAATAAAAGAATGGGAATAAATCAATCATCTCCTACGAGTACATTGGACGTAAATGAAACCGTAACAGTTAAAAGATTACTCGCAGGGGGTATTACTGAATAAAGGAGACAAAAATGATAACGTGGGATTTAGAGATAACGCCTATAAATATTTCAATCTTTGAGGCATCTATTGTGGCTACAAGAACAGATGATACAGACCCAGAAAATATTGATGTTAAGATTTATACTGTGCCCAGAGCTAAGATACAAACACCCGCACAACAACTTGTTGTCGGACAAGAGATAAGGGCAAAACATTTAGCTGCCTTAGCTGCTACTGCTGCGGTTGAAACTTTCGTAGCTGATGCAGAGGCAGCAGGTAAACAATATTTGGAAGGACTTGAATAATGGCAGCAGTAGATACAATTTTAGTTTTAGATGGTTTGCAGTTTGAACAGGTAAATACTGCCGATATTTACACTCAAGACCATGCGACAAACGAAGCAGTCAAAACCTTTCAGATACATATACCGCTGAGTTACAAGGCCGCAAGAGTAATCTTTAATGGTGCTTTCGACCCAGATGGTGGTAGGATGCACGGTAGGGTAAAGGCGACCTTAACTACTGGAATGACCACGACTGGTATAACTAAAACAGCGGCTACCGAAGTTATAGCATGGACGATTATAACTCCACCGGCTGTAGTAGATAGTGGGACATTAGATTGTAGCACTTCAAGGTCAACCATACTTCATATTGATATAGCCCAATCGTCTGTTACAGCAAACACAAC